TGCCAAGCGCCTTGAAAATTCTCTCCTCAATAGGTTTTAAATACCGCCCCAAAGCGATATTAAATTTGGGATCCCTGGGAGAAATCACTCGTGGTACTGGATCCACCTTGGTGGTTCTGTCTGTCTTCTCAAACTTTACAAACACACTTACTGAACTGTCCCTCTTGTAGTTCAACCCATCCACGTTGATACTATCAAGAGCTTGTTGGTACAATTGCCTCTTGCGGCTAGGACAACCATCAACAAATTGCTGATGGGATATCGGAGCGGTCGAAGGAAGGAATCTTTCCAACAATCTTTTCGTATCCTCCATACGAGAAGCGAACAGTCCAGCAACTGGCCTGGGGGGACTGGTAAATGGTATGGGGCTCTCCTTGTCAATGTTCTTGACAAAGAAAACCCTCTCTTTCACAGCCCTCTCCAGTGTTGCAATGTCATTGTTAAACGGCACAATACTGATGTCCGGAGAGACATCACACACACGCATACATTGACGATTTTTGGTCAAACCCAATAGTTTAGTCACTCGCAGTTGGCCAGAAACATCGGGTGCTCGACTAACTAAGCACCCCTGGCCGGTGATGACTACTGGGCACCCCTATTTAGCAGGAACGCCCACAATGTGAGCGATCTTGCTAAACAAGGAAGTTCCTCCAATGCGGTCGGTGACTGCATTATCCCCATGGAAAACAAATTTGTAATCATTCCATGCCATTGTGGGGATGAAGGATAGAAACGTCGCACGATCCAAAGCCAAAGCTTTGTCACATGTTCTCAAATCTTTGAAGTCATTCTCGATCAACTTATTCAGCCATTTCCTGGCTACCAGTACGTTCGCTTCAGTGACCTGTCGAGCTCCAAATTTCACATACGCTTTCTTGGCCAAGGCCATAGCAAACGTAGTGCGTTTCCCCTTCTTAATGCATGAGGATTTCTTCACGTTGTCTATCACGGTTTTCTGGGAACCGTCACATTCCTCTTCGACTTTCTTAAAGGTGACGGTGTTCTTAAGAACGCAAGAGGCAGGCTCGTCCTCACAAGCATCAAATGCAGCCAACAAACCTCGAGCGTGAACACGCTCGGGTGTATGGCCGACTACCATATTAAATCCAAACTTTAGCCATTTGTAACCCCATTTGGTAAAGATTACTGATTGATCAGGATCCATGGTAACTACTGTTCTCAGTTGGCGAGTAAACCTG